AGAAAAATTTATTCCATCTGGTAATAAAACAAATGATTGTTTAATTTATATTAAAGGTGATCCATATCAATTAAAGGATAAATTAAAAGAAAAATTAAATAAGTTAAACTTAAGTTATGAAGAAGTAGAATATGGTAGTTATTCAGAAGAAGAATTGATAGAAAAAACGCAAGCGTCTAATTTTTGTGTAACTTTAACCAGAACGGAAAGCCAAGGTATTGCTTATCAAGAAATACTTTCTATGGATGTTCCTTGTTATATTGTGGATAAAGAGTACTGGGATGATCGAATAAATATAAATGCTCCTGCTTCATCTGCACCATATTTTAATGATATATGTGGAATTAAATGTATTAATTTAGAATTATTAGATACCTTTATAGAGTCTATTGGTTCTTATAACCCAAGACAATATATAGTAGAAAATTTATCTTTAGAAAAAACAGCGAAAGAATATCTTTATATAATGGAGACATGTTCAAAATGAATAATATTTTAGTTCTAGGATCTAGTGGTCAAATAGGGACATATCTGTGTGACTTTTTAAAAAACAAAAATTATAATGTAATAGAATTTGATATTCTGAGAATGGAACAAGAAGATCTTAGAATACAAAACAATAAAGAATTTATTTCTGCAATTGAAAAATCTGATTTTGTATTTTTTCTAGCGTTTGACATAGGCGGAGCAAATTATATAAGAAAATTTCAAAATACATATCAGTTTTTAGATAATAATTCTAAAATTATGGTGAATGTATTTGAACAACTAGAAAAAACAAATACTCCATTTGTGTTTGCATCAAGCACAATGGCAGAAAATGCGTTAGAATCTAGTTATGGTTGTTTGAAAAAACTAGGGGAATATTTTACCAAAAGTTTAAATGGAATCGTTGTTAAATTTTGGAATGTCTATGGAATTGATAGACATCCAGACAAAGAACGAAATCATGTCATATGTGATTTTATCCAAAAGGCAAAAGTAGATAAAAAAATAAAAATGATGACAGATGGATCAGAAAAAAGACAATTTTTATATTCAGAAGATTGTTGTACTGCTCTGTATTCTATAATGAAAAATTATGATTCTATTGATAGAAATAAAAAATTACATGTAACAACGGGTAAATGGTCTAGTATTTTAGATGTTGCAAACATAATATCAAAATATATTCCATGTGAAATTGAACCATCCAATAAAACTGATGATGTTCACTTGGGTGTTTGTAATGAACCAGATCCATATATTTTAGAGTTTTGGTCTTCTTCCTTTAGTTTGGAAGATGGAATTAAAAAAGTAATAGAGGGATATTGATATGCCAAAAGTTAGTACAATAACTCCTTGCTATAAAATGGAAAAATATATCCAGGGTTTTTTGGAACATCTTCCAAGTCAAACAATTTTAAATGATATAGAAATTGTTTTAGATCACAATGAGCCAACAGATGATGAAATAAAACTAATTAATGAATATAATGAAAATATGGAAATATTAAACATATTATAGTTGATAATGTAGATCCTATCGGAACATCAATGAATCGTTGTATAAAAGAATCTTCCGGTGAGTATCTTTGTATTTGGAATGTTGATGATTTAAGAACACCAAATTCAATAGAAATAATGTCAAAAGTATTAGATGAAAATCCAGAAGTTGATTTCGTTTATGGTAATTATATTGTAGTTAATAAATTCAATTCTTCTGGAACTGGATATTTAGTTGATGAATCCAATAAAGAGCACTTATTGAAAAAGGGAATGATTCTTGGTCCTTTTTTTATGTTTAGAAAATCTGCGATAGAAAAGTCTGGAATGTTTGATGAGCAGTTAGTATCTGGCGCGGATTTTGATTTAGCATTAAGACTTGCTATGAATGGAAACGGTAAACACATACCAGAAATTTTAGGATTTTATTTAAACGAAGGTTTAGGGGCAAGTACCAAACCCAATAGTAAGCAACCTCTAGAAAGAACAGTAATAGAACTTCGATATGGATTAAACGTAATTGATTCTAATTTAATAGCAGAAGCAAAAAAGTATGATATAGATCATATTAAAATTGATAATAATTTATATAAAAAGGAGTTGTTTATATGAATTACAATTCTCTTATTGAAAATATAAAAGAACCAATAACAACTTTATTAGATATAGGATTTAACCAAGGAGAATTTTCTAAAGTTTTAGATTCTGTTTATAACTTCAAGACTATAACAGCATTTGATATAAATCCAAATTTAAATATTGATTTAAATGAAAAATATACTTTTTATAATTTGGGATTAAGTGATGCAAATAAAACAGTAACTTTGTATTTAAATCCTGAAAATTTAATTTGCACCGGCACTTCTTATTATAAAGAAAATACTACTCATTATGATAACCCAATAAAAATTGAAGTTGAGGTAGACTGCCTGGATTCTATTTGTAAAAATCAAATATTTGATTTTGTTAAAATAGACACACAAGGATCTGAATATGATATAATAATGGGTGGTAAAACTGTTCTACAACATTCTAAGTATATTTTAGTGGAAACTTCTGTTGGGGATTACAATGAAGGATCAAAAAAAGAATCAGATACAGTGAATCTATTAAATGATATTGGGTTTGTACAAAAACAAATTCTACACGAATTTAAATTTGGGAATGTAATACAGCAAAGAGATATTTTATTTGAAAGAATATAGAATGAAAATAATAGCATTAGTTCCTTTTAAAAATGAAGAATGGATATTACCAACATACTTATCAAATGTTTTACCTATTGTGGATGAGATAATAGGTATAGATGATGGATCAACTGATAACTCTAAAAAAATTATGGAAGATGCTGGAGTTAGACTCGTAGATTATGATAAAAAAGAAAAACTAAAAGCGGGTTGGTATGAATGGTCTATTAGAGAAGAATTGCTAAGGCATGGTAGAGAGTCAAACGGAACACATTTTGTGTGTTTGGATGCAGACGAAACTTTCACTTCTACTTTTTTATTGCATGGTAGAGATATAATCTCCAGTCTAAAACCGGGCGAAAAACTTGCAATGCAGTGGCTAGCATTATGGAAAAGCTACACAGAATATAGAGATGATTCTAGTGTTTGGAGTAATAACTGGAAGGATTTTGTTGTATGTGATGATACTTCTAGTGGGTTTGATTATGGTTACATTGGTGTGGGTAGGACAAATGGAACAAATAATGGAACTTGGAAAAGATTAGATCCTCAATCTGGAGCAGTTTTACATTATCAATTCTCTCTTTATAACAATTTTCAATTGAAACAATGTTTATACAGAATACAAGAATTAATACACCGAGGGGTAGATGCATGGTCTTCTATAAATCAAAAATATAGCATTACTTTGTTGGAAGATAATGTGGGGTTAAGAAAAATGCCAGAATCTTGGACGCATGGAATTCCTTTACCCAATTATCCTAATTTCGATCCTGAATGGAAAGAAGAAAACTACGCTAGAGATTTTATGCTACCAGAAGCTATGCAGCATTTTGATAATTATGGTGTGGAATATTTTGAAAATTTAGAGATATGGCATATACCGCAATTAAGAGATAGATTTATTATGGACACCGGAAGAAATCCAAAATGAAAAAAATAAAAATAGCCTTTATAAAATATGCAGGACTGGCTACTGGAGGAACAGAAAAACACCTTCAAACTTTAGCCGCATACTTACCAAGAGATAAATTTGATATTACTTATTTTTATTGTGATGCTTCTCCTTATATTGGAGCAGATTACAAACATCCAGATACAGATCCATATAGGTTAAAATGGATGGAATCTAAAAATGTAAATTTAGTAAAATTTAATGTTGGATTTAAAAATGTTACTGTACCAACTCATGATTGGGTAGACACCGATTTTTGGGAAAAATTTAAAGAAAGTGAATATGATATTATTCAAACAGGAAGAGCAGGACATTCAGAATATCCTTTCACCCACATAAATTATAAGCCAATAGTTGATTGTATAACTCTACCAAGGATGGCAGAGACTAAACATAACATAAAAAAAGTAGTATTAATAAGTAATGATCAGCTAGAGGGATGGGTTGCATCTCACAATTCGGAACCAGAAAAGGCAGTAGAAATTCCTTTACTTTCTTTTTTAGAAGAAGAAAATGTATCTCATAACATGAGAGAAGAATTAAGTATAGATAAAAATACTATAGTATTTGGTATGCATCAGAGAGACAATGATGGTATTTTTTCTGACATATTATTAAATGCATATTCTAAATTTAATACAGATGACGTTCACATGATAATATTAGGTGGTTCTCAGCTATACAGAAAACAAGCAGAAGATTTAAAAATAAAAAATATAACATTTCTGGAGCATTCTGGGGATCCATCAGTTATACATTCATTTTTAAATACCTTGGATGTTTATACTCACGCAAGAAAAGATGGAGAAACTCAAGGTTGTGTTTTAGTGGAAGCAATGTTTCATGGTTTACCTATAGTTAGTCATACCGCACCTGCAATGGGGCACCGAGACACTATAAAAAATGCTGGTATAATTTGTAACGACATCAATGAATATTTTAATACTATGAAAAAGTTCATTGACAAAAAGGAAATAAATAGATATAATGAAATTGCTATAAAGAGATATAATGAAGCTTTTTCGTTGGAATCTATTATAAACTCTTATGTTAAAATTTATGAAGAAATTGTGGAGAAATCATGAAACCAAAAATTACTCTTTGTATGATCGTGAAAGATGAAACCCATATCATAGAACAGTGTCTTCGTTCTATTGCAAAATACGTCGATCGCTATGATATTACCGATACTGGTTCTACAGATGGAACACAAGAACTCATCAAGAAAACTATGGAAGAACTTGGTGTACCAGGTGAAGTTCATCAGTCTGATTGGAAAGGCTTTGGCAATCACGCAGGAAAAATTGGTTCTAGAACCGAAGCACTTCAGAATGCAGCAAAAAGTGATGCAGAATATGCTTGGATGATTGATGCTGATGATTATGTTGAAGGTAATTTTCAGTATCCAGATACAATGACAGAAGATGCATATTCATTAAAGCTAGGACGAGGTGATTTTACTTGGTGGAGAAATCAGATATTTAAGCTATCGTCTGGTTGGGTTTATAATGGAGTTCTTCATGAATATGCTTTCTGTGAAGGAAAGCCAAAGGAAGAAACTAGAGTAGGAAGAATCAATGGTAACTATAAAGTTATCGCAAGAACTGAAGGCAACCGTAATGTTGGTATTACTCCTATAGAAAAATATAAAAGAGATGCTGAAACTCTAGAAAGGGCTCTTATAGATGAGCCAACTAACGATAGATATC